ATCCTAGCCCGGCCAAATCCATTTGCAGCGGTGACGTATTCTCCGACAGCGGCAGAACTGAACGCTTTAATTTCGTAATTTGATGTTGCATCGGGAGCAGTGTCCCACGCCGGGTAGACAGTCGCCACCTTGGTCGATGCGACGTAGTCCTCGACGTGGCGCTTCTGCCCGGATCCTGTGCCGGCGGTGATCTCAATGAACATGCCATTCGGCTGGTCGTCAGCGGTAAAGCTGCTGGCCGCCTTCAGCGTGATCGTGTCAGCGCCGCCAGCTTGCGCCGACCCTGTGTCGGTGGTGACAGACGACGCGGTGATGGTGATGTTGCCGCTCACAGCAGACGGTGTGATGGTGTATTGTGGGCTGTGGACATCAAACTCAAACGCATACAGTGGCACATGATCAAATTCGATGACGCTGGCGGTCCAGTCGCTGTCTGTAGCGCCGCGCACAATCTTGGTCGGCGGCAGATCCTCGTGGACCACAATCACCGTGTCCGCGCTCTGCACCCAATTCATCTCAGGTAGAATAGAGGATGTCAGGCTGGCTACCGTCAGGTAGTCGTTGCCGCTGCCATTGATGTCGGTGATCAGCGCGCCATCCTTGAAGACGTACATCTTGCCGGGCGTGAAGACCAGCATGTAGCTGTCATTGACGCTAAATTCAAAGCCAACCATCCGCACAGCATTGGCAGCGCCACTGTCCAGCTCTGCGATAAACTTGGTGCCGTCCCGGCGCTTTGCGCCGCCCTGCGGCTGGATGCTGACGTTGCGCGCTGTGGTCAGGCCAGACTTATACTGCGCGATGTCAGTACGCGCGCGCAGCTTCGGATCTAGCTCACCGCTGGTGAAATCATTCTGGATCTGAATGATGCGGCTCATGCTAGTACCTGATATCGGCTATGGGGAACTCTTGGATGTTTTGCGATGGCTGGCTTGCGCCGTCGATGTTTATAGCAACGCGCATGAGGCCACCGCGCATATTCTCGGCGGGTGAGCCGTATGCCTTGCCGTGATAGTATTCTGCCTTGGTGATCTGGTCAGTGATCGGTTCCGCAAACTCTGCCGCCAACGCGGTGCGCAACAGTCGCACAAAATATGGCGGGAAGATGGCAGGCTCCGGGCGGTACTGATAATCGATCCACACCTCTTCCAGATTGGTGTAGACGCCGCCGGCATAGATCTCAAAGTCGCGCACAGGGCGGCCACCAACAGAGCTGGTATTGAACACGGCGCGCGGATTGCCGAGGATGTCGCCCGGCAGTTGATACTTGTATTTCCATTCATTGATTGGCGTGTCAACAAGCTGTGCCAGCTTCACCTTCTTCAGCGTCCAGCTAAATGGATACTGCATCAGCAAGGTGTCGCGCACATCATCATAGAGGCGATCAGCAACCTGAGCCTCGTCTGTGCCGGTAGCAAATGAAGAAAGCGGAGTAGCGCCTAACATAATCAGGGCGTCTGAGCAGATTGATAGTTTGGTATCGCCAGCCGCCATAGCACTACTCCAAAAAGGTAAAGGGGGGCAGCCGAAGCTGCCCCGCCAGATTAGTCACCGTCGGTAACAATGCCGATGGTCTGACCGTTGGACACGTCAACAACGCCCGATGCGTTCGACACAACGATGTGCATCGTAACGGTGCGGGTGCCGCCAGTAGCGCCGTGGACAATGATCATGTCGCCGACCTTCAAGGTGTCGGACAGGTCATTGAAATAGCCGCTGGTGTCAACGTCAGTTGCCGCCTCGGTGGTGGTGTAAACGTACAGGGCTGGCGTGTTGCCTGCCTTGGACTGGCCACCAAGAGGAGTGAAGTCAGCAAGTACGAAAGCCATTGTCTATACCCCTCTCTACTCGGTTGCGGAGATCTTAACGATCCCCTCGTCATCGATTGCAATAGCGCCAGCCGAGAACATCGAAGAGACCAAAAAGCTAGTCTTTTCAGGCACATAATTGATCTCGCTCTTCTGGCCCATACCGATGCCAAGCCCGATTGCGTCGCGGTGGAATGCGAAGCAAGTGCGGGTCGATGGAAGCGGCAGACCGCCCTCGTCACGATCACCAAGGGTGATGAACTTAAAGCCGAGGAACGTGTCGATCTCGCCGGTAGAAAGAGCCTTCACCGTGGCAAAATCGCTGCTGGTCAGCTCAGTCTCGTCGAGGAGCGCAGACAGGCCATTGGCATGAATGACCATACAGCGACCTTCGGACGGTACGTTGTTGGTGTCCAGAGCCTTCTTGGCCGCAAGCAGCTTTGCAAGGTTCATGTTGGAGCCAGTGCCGCCAATGTCGGTGCCGACAGTGGATGGCGACGACGCGGCATTCAGCGCGTCAATGACGAGCTGGTCCATACGACGACCAATAGCATTACCGACAACCTGAACAAGCTCACGGCGCTCGTCGAAGTTGACCTTCTGCTGGTTGAAAATGTCGCTGTATTCTGCGGCGATGTAGTCGGACATCGTCGCGGTGACCTGCGAATAGGTCACATTCAGCGGAGTTACGTCGGTCTGTGGAACCCGGACGGTGGCAACGCCTTTGCCGATCTTCGGGAACTTGACCTGATTGCCTTCGACATTTGTCCGCTCACGGGTGATGCCAGCCAGAGCGCGTGCGCCCTGATATGCCTGCTTCACCTCGGCATCGAACAACTGAACGAAAGCGTTGGAAATGCCTACAGCCATTTCTCAGTCCTTCCATTTCAAAAGTTAACACTGGTTCGCCAAGCAGGTATCCATATTGGGCTGCGACTTGGGCATGTGCGCCACGCCCCCAAGCGGGGTTGACAGGTCGAAGACGATTGTCTGTCAAGGGGATTATAGGCAAAAAAGCGGGGGCTGTAAACGCCCCCGCTGTGTATCCCCTAAATATGGATAATTAGGGGATGACAAGATTTGTAACTACATCGCGGTGTAGTCTGCGGTTCCATAGACCTGTTCAAAAGCCTTCTCGACTTTTGCCCGGAATGCCGGGTCGCTCTGATATTCAGGCTTGGCAACCATAGCCGACAGCTCTTCCTTGGATGGCGCGCCATCGACTGGCCCGACATCTACCGGGATCGGCTTGTCGCCGTAGTAGCTGCGCACCTTTTGCAGGGCGCGCATGCCTTGCGCTGTGCCGGCCATAATCTTGAACTCTTCAAAATCATCGCCGCCCCAGACGCCCTTGTTGACCAAGCTCTGCGCCCACGTCGTCATCGACTTGATGGTGGCATCAGCATTCGGGCCTAGCTTCTCGTACTCCTCTTTGTGAGAAATCGCAGCTTGTTCGCTTTCCGCGCCAGCCATTTCGATGAACTTGCCAGCCAGCTCGTTAAATGCCGCCTGACTAACGCCGTGCGTCTTCGCCCAGTCACGATAAGTGGCATACAGCTCATCGTCCTCAGGAATGCCAGCTTCAGTAAAGATAGACTGATCATATTCATCTGGAACCTTATGCTGGCCCTGAGAAAACTTTTTCTGAAGCTCGTTGTAAGACTTGACCAGATTTTCAAGGTCCGGGCCTTCATCCTCATTCCAGAACTTATCCGGGTACCACTCTGGCCGCTCAAAGGCGATTTCTTCATCCTCTGACGCCAGTGTGACGCTATCAACCGATGGCTCGGTGTCTGGTTGCAAGTGTGAAATAGACTGCTCTTCTGCTTGCTGCTGGTTGTCGTCGCCTTCAACTTTGGCATCGGCCAACAGCCCTTCAGTTTCGCTCATAGCTCTCTCGCTCTTTTGATACGCCGCTCGATTTCGCGGACCAGACTGTTCTGGCCCTCTCTAGCATAGCCGTGGCTGGCATCCTCGCCCGGATACCACGTCGGCTGCTCTATCGTCAGTGACCGCAGATGGGTGAGCAGCTTCTGCCCATCCTCACTGCCGAAGACCCGCAGATAAAGACGATCAACGTCATCCTTATCCACCTGTTGTTTGTGCGCGATCTCAGGGTCTGCGGTTTGCAGACCTTCCCAACCGTCTGGGTTCATTGATTACATTCCTTCTGGTGCTGGTGCCGGCGCTTGGCCCTGAGCCTCTGCCTGTGCTTGCGCCTGCATCATTGCTGCCGCCTGCTCCATCATCTGCTGGCGCTCCTGCGGCGTGGTGCGCAGACCTGCCGGGATGCCCATCTTGTCAGCCACATAATCGGGGATGCTGCCGGTCTTGACCGCCATCTGCCCCTCTGGGCCGAGCGCGGATGCCATCTGCACCCACTGCATGATCTTCTCAATGTCGCCCATCGACTGCGCCTGAGCGATGGGGCTGATCGGCACAACCTTGACCTCAAGGCCGTTGACCTTCAGCGGCATCTCAATCAGGCCGCGCTCATCCATCACATACAGGATGCGCGCAATCATCGGCACCATTGTCTCGGTGATGAGACGACCGAAGGCACTGCCCAGATTGCTGGCCAGCTCCTTCATGCGCTCTGCGATTTCTGTGGCAGACCGGGCCGACATATTGTCTGGCGGCAGGGTGTCGTCCAGCAGGATCTTTTTGATGTTCATGCGCAGGTCGTTGATCACGATCTGGCTGACATTAAAGTCGCCGGAGCGCGGCATCTGCCGCAAGCTCTCACCCTGCGGGCCACCGTTGCGCGCCACAGGAATGATGGCACCCGGCGCGATGCGGATGGTCTGCGGGTTTAGGACGCCATCGTCTGCCGCCGTGTAGACGCCGGCAATCGACAGGCTGGCATTCTTCAGGAGCAGCTCCAGCGTCTTGTTCAGTGTCTTGATGTCGGGGATGGCCGTCACCAGCGGACCACGACCATAGACCTCGCCGGCCACTTTCATGTAGCGCGCGACGATCCACGGCGATGATTTCATGCGGCGCATCAGAAGCTGGCTTTTGCCTTCCGGCCAGATGACGTGGTAGCAGAAATCGCCCTGCTCAATGTCATACAGCGTGGCCTCCAGCAGCTCGATTTCCTGCGTCGGCTTGTCCGCGATCATGCGCTGCAAGCGGTCCGGCAGCTCGGCGTCCTGCCAGTGCTGCTGGATGGCCTCGCCCTTCAGACGCATGCGGCGATAGACATTGTCCACCTTGCCGTGCGCGCCCTCTTCGATGGCGACCAGATACTGCGGGACAGCCGTGAAGCGGATTGGCGTCATGTCGTCGCCGTCTTGGATCAGCATGACGGCAGTGCCGACTGACAGATCCAGCAGGAACTCGCCCATCGCCAGATCAAAATTGGACTGGCGCAGTACCGAAAACATTTTCTCAGCGTAGATATCCAGAGCCGCCTGCGCCTCAATGGCGCGATCCTGCGGGATGTCAGCGCCCGGCTCCAGCCGGCACCAGTTGGCGTATGGCGGGAACAGGCCCGACTGGATGCGGTTGGCGAAACGCTGGACGGCATTGATGGCGGTGCTGTCGAACACGCGCGCCATCTTGTTTTGGCCGGGCGATCCACCACCCTCATAGTAGCCATCATACAGGTTACGCTGCGGCAGTCCGAACTCGTAGCAATCTTCATAGATCTGCCGCCAGTTGTCCTTTCGACGCTGCGCTGCGTCGTGACGCTTCATGATTTGTTCGACGCTATGCACTGGCTTTGTTCCTCTTGCTGATTGCTGCGGCCTTCTTCTTCGCGTCGGCCTTGGAGCTAGCGCCCCAAGCGCGCAGCGACAAGAGCAGGCGCGTTGGCTTGCCGTCCTTGTATTCAGGTCCGGGCATGCCGCCCATACGCGCAAGGAAGCTGGCCCGGCGCGGATTGTCGCCAGACTTGACCGGGCGCTTCAGGTTCATGCCCTGCGCCTTTGCAGAACGCCGGCCTGCCTCATTGAGGCCACCTTCCGGGTTCTTGCCGGCCTTGCGTTGCCAAGCTGGGGATCTAGCCACGCGCCGCCCTCATATTGTCGATCAGGTTTGGATAGGGACGCCCGGCCTTTTTAGCGGCGCGCATCGCTGTGCGCTTCTGCGCAGACGATAGCGACTTAGGCTTGCCCAGACCCTTGGGGCGCTTCTTGTCCCAGACCTGCTTAGGCTTTGCCATAGCCGGCATCCTTCTTCTTTGCCATCTTGCTCTTCATGCTGGCCCCGGTCATGCGACCGCCAGTCTGCTTGGCATATTC